AGTTTAAACATCATGTTTGCTGATTGGGCAAACCGTGGCATCAATTTGTGGACTATTGAGACCGGCACGATTACTCTGGTTCAGGGACAAAACACCTACCCGTTGCCCGATGACACCATTGATTTACTTGAGCACGTTATCCGTACTGGTGGCAACGTAGCCTCAACTCAGGCTGATCTGAGTATCACTAGGATTAGCGTTTCTACCTACGCCACTATCCCTAATAAGATTACCCAAGCCAGACCTATTCAAGTTTGGATCCAGCGCTATAACGGGCAGACTTCTCCCGTAGCTGCTACGCTGACAACAACAATTACGTCTACAAGTACATCTATTGTGTTGAATGATGTTACGGGTTTACCCGCTGCTGGGTTTGTCAAGATTGATGACGAGATCATTAACTACAGTTACATCACGCAGAATACAAACGCTGTATCTGGGACTTTGAATAACTGTTTCCGTGGGCAACAAAACACGATTGCTGTTGGACATACCGCCGCAGTAACAGTCTATTGGCAGCAAGTTCCAGCAGTCACCGTTTGGCCTACCCCAGACAATGTACAACAATATCAATTTGTATATTGGCGCTTGCGACGCACCCAAGACGCAGGCGGCGGTGTCAACATCATGGATGTACCTTTCAGGTTTATCCCCTGTATGGCGGCTGGCCTGTCGTACTACATCGCCGCAAAGATTCCAACTGGCGCAGAGCGCATCCCGTTCCTTAAGTCCCAGTATGACGAGGCGTGGGAGCTTGCTGCGTATGAAGATCACGAGAAAGCTGCTTTGAGACTTGTACCCCGTCAATCCTACATTGGGAGGTAGTCGTGGGTAATCGTTACGCCTCTGGCAAGAACGCAATTGCTCAGTGTGATCGGTGTGGGCAACGGTTTAAACTGAAGATTCTAAAGACTGAGATCATCAAGACAAAACAATATAACTTGTTGGTTTGTCCGCCATGTTGGGATCCAGATCACCCTCAGTTGCAGTTGGGAATGTACCCAGTGGACGATCCGCAGGCTCTGAGGAATCCACGCACGGACACAACCTACTACACAGCGGGTGTAAACACAGCAGGCAATTCGACTGGTGGTTCACGAGACATCCAGTGGGGCTGGAATCCAGTTGGCGGATCGGTAAGTTTTGATGCAGCGCTGACACCAAACTACTTGGTGGCAACGACATTTGTTGGTACAGTAACGGTGAGCGTAACTTAGGAGTTCAAAATGGACAAAAAAGACTTAAAGCAGGACAAAAAGATGATTGCTGGCGCAGTGCATAAGCACGAGAAAAAGCTGCACCCCGGTAAGCCTATGACAAAGCTAGCCAAAGGCGGCAAGACTAACGAGATGATGCTGAGTATGGGTCGTGGTATGGCTAAAGTTGCAAATCAGCGAGGTAAATAATGGCTAAATTCAGCGATAAACGAATGGGCAAAGAGGTTGGCAATGCCGCTGTTTATGCCAAGCCGCACACCATGTCTGGTAAGGCTGTGGGTATATCTTCTACTCCCGGCAAAGAGCCAAACTGTAGCAAAGCCGACACGGTCGATATGAGTATTGGAGCTATCAGCAAAGCTGCTGGTGATGAACAAGTCAAGACAACTGGCATCAAAATGCGTGGTACTGGCGCAGCTACCAAAGGCTTAATGTGTAGAGGCCCGATGGCATGAATTACACTGAACTCAGCAACGCGATCCAAGCGTACACGGAGAACACGGAAGCAGATTTCGTGACTAATATCCCCGTGTTCGTTCAGCAAGCTGAGCAGCGTATTTACAATAGTGTTCAGTTCCCGTCTATTCGCAAGAACGTGACGGGGGCAATGACTACAAATAATAAATACTTGCAGTGCCCCCTTGATTTCTTAGCAACGTATTCATTAGCTGTTATTAAAGCCAATGGTGAGTATGAATATCTGTTAAACAAAGACGTTAACTTTATCCGTCAAGCGTACCCATTACCGACAGACACGGGGCTTCCTAAGTACTATGCTTTGTTTGGGCCACGCTCGGATAATGCGGCAGAGCTAACTTTCATTCTTGGCCCAACGCCAGATGCGGCGTACGGTTCTGAACTGCACTACTATTTTTATCCACCAAGCATTTCCGTAGCACCCTTTACTTCGTGGCTGGGCGATAACTTTGACACGGTGTTGTTGTACGCATCTTTGGTTGAGGCTTACACCTACATGAAGGGTGAAGTTGATATGATGGGTCTGTACAACCAGAAGTTTATAGAAGCGCTTGCATTGGCTAAACGTCTTGGTGATGGTATGGAGCGTCAAGATGCTTATCGTTCTGGGCAATTTAGACAAGCGGTGACTTAATATGTCTATTGTTCAAACTCAAACCACATCGTTTAAAGCGGAGCTTTATCAAGGCATACATGACTTGACTACGGATGTCATCAAGATTGCTTTGTACACAGCTTCCGCTAATCTGAACGAAAGCACAACCGTTTACAGCTCGAACGATGAAGTAGCAGCTACGGGTACGTATTCGCTTGGTGGTGCGCAGTTAACACCAATTACAGTCAACACTTCTGATTACACAGCCTTTGTGGGTTTTCCAAACATTTCGTGGACTGGGGCTATTACAGCCCGATGTGCGTTGATCTATAACTTCAGTCAAGGCAATAAATCCGTTGCTGTTTTGGACTTTGGATCTGACAAAACATCCACCGGTACATTTACAATCACAATGCCAGCAAACACCGCTACGGCGGCTCTCATTCGTAGTTCTAATTAAGGAGTCATTATGACTGTTGAAAAAATTTCAGCCGCAGACAAATGCGAAGCATCTTGCAGCTACAACACCAAGCCCGAAGATATTATGACAATCCACGGCACTTACCATGCTGTTTGTTATGATAAAGATGGCAATGTAAAGTGGGAAGAGGACATTAAGAACTTGGTTACAACTGTGGGCAAGAATTTAACTTTGGACACCATTCTTGGTAACTCAGCCGCTGGCGCAGTGGTGATGGGTCTTAAAGGCACGGGTACAGCCGTGGCTGCTGATACGCAGGCGTCTCACCCTAGTTGGTTAGAAGTTGGTTTAGCCAACGCACCTACATACTCTGGCACCCGCAAAACCCCAGTATTCAGTGCTGCTGCGGCAGGTGTTAAGGCAACATCGTCTGCGGCCACTTTCTCAATTACATCTACAGGCACTGTGTTTGGTTGTTTTATTAACATTGGTGGCAGTGCTACGATTGACAACACCACAGGCACGTTGTTCTCTGCTGGTGATTTTTCTAGTTCTAAGTCTGTTGTAAACAGTGATTCAATTGCTGTGTCGTATTCCGCTACATTGACTTAATCATGGCCGTCGGATGGGGCGTAGATACTTGGGGTTCTAACGCTTGGGGCGGGGGTGAAACCTTTGCTGATAGCGTTACAGACACTGCCGCCTTATCTGACAGTCAATCGGTGTCTCAGACGTTTGCAACGTCTATTGCTGAGTCTGTAGCGGTTACAGAGACCCAGACGGGTGGGGCAACATTTCAGGTTGCTGTTGCTGAGAATTTGGCGGCACAAACGGCATGGGGCGATGGGGCTTGGGGGGACGCTGCGTGGGGTGGGTATAACACCATTACGGAGTTGCAGTCAGTTGTATTGACAATGAACGTGGTGGTAAATGAGACAGTAGCGTTTACGCAAGACCAAACCGCGCAAACATCGTACAACGAAGCGGTAGCAGACACGGCGGGGATTACGGAAGTACAGACAGTTGCGGCAACGTTTGCTCTGTCTGTGAGTGACAGTGTTGGAATTACAGAAGATCAGACGGTTATTGCTACGTTTGCGCTCAGTGTTGCTGAGTCAATGGCTACCAGCACACAAGAGGCCGTAGGTACAGCGTTTAACGACGCGGTAAACGAGAGTGTTGCAACAAGTACAGCAGAATCTGCGGCAACAGACTACACAGGACTGAGCGTAACGGAGACGGCGGCTTTAGCCGCAACGCAAGAGGCGGCGGTTGCGTTTGTTGCAAACCTCATTGAAACAGCCACAATTGCGGCGCAGGAATTGGCAGTAACGTCATACAACGTAAGTAGGGCAGAATCAGCGGTTATTACTGAAACTCAAATAGGAAGATATTTCTGGGAAGTAATAGATGACACACAGACCGCAAACTGGCAAAATATTGGTAATACGCAAACGGCAGGTTGGACTGCTGTTGCAACGACTTAGGAGCACTTAAATGGCAGCAACGACGACTCTTTTGGGCTTAGTCACCCCCACACAAGGGACGCTTTCTGGTACGTGGGGCGACACAGTCAACTACGGTATTACTGACTATGTGGACATTGCCATTGCTGGCACGTTGTCTTTTGCGGGGGACGGCGCTATTTTGCTGGCTAACACCACAGGTAGCTCGTCAGGAAACGCAATAACTTCAACCACAGCTCAGTACATGGTGATTCGTATCACCGGCACACAAACGGTTACCAAAGTTATCACAGGCCCAAGCTACAGTAAGCTGTACATGGTGGATCACGCAGGCGCTACCAGCGCGGTTACGTTCAAAGCTGCTGGTCAAACAGGTGTAACTGTTGCTGTGGGTGAGAAGTGTTTTGTGTATTACAACGGCACTGACTACGTAAAGGTGGCATCTAGCGTTGTAAGCGCATCTTCCCTGACTGGTACTGTTGGCCCCGCAAACGGCGGCACAGGTGTATCAAACAATGCAGCAAGCACGCTGACTATCTCAGGGGCTTTTACAACCGCGCTAACTGTTACCGCAACTACGGCTGTCACGCTTCCTACAACGGGAACGCTAGCAACCTTGGCGGGTTCTGAGACGTTGACCAACAAGACGCTGACAACACCAATTATTGCGAGTATTAGTAACACTGGCACATTGACGCTACCAACAAGTACAGACACATTAGTAGGCAGAGCAACAACCGACACGTTGACTAATAAGACGCTAGTTGCACCAGCACTTGGTACACCATCACAAGGCGTATTGTCTGCTTGCACCGTTGATGGCACAAACAAAGTTGGCTACCTTAACGTTCCACAGTCAGGCTCTTCCAAGACAACTTCATACACCCTTGCCGTAGGTGATGTTGGTGAGTACATCTTGCTTGGCGCAAGTGGTGCAATTGTGATCCCTGATGCTACCTTTGCGGCTGGTGACGCTGTCACCATATTTAACAACACCGCCAGTACAGCCACAATCACTTGCTCAATTACTACGGCGTACATTGCAGGCACATTCACTGACAAAGCCACCATGACCTTGGCGGCAGCGGGTGTAGCAACTGTACTGTTCATCACCAGCACCCTGTGTGTTGTTTCAGGAAACGTGACCTAATATGAGTTCATCACAACAACTACTACTGGGCGAAGGCGCAGTTAACGTTATTCCTAACTTCATCGAGGAAGTATTTAGCACATATCTTTATACGGGTACAGGCGCTACACAAACAATCACCAATAACATTGACCTGTCTACCAAGGGTGGGTTGGTTTGGATTAAATCTCGTAGTGCCGCATGGGAAAATAAACTAACTGACACTGTTCGCGGGGTTACTAAGGGACTTATTTCTAACTCTACAGGTGCAGAAACTACTGACACTACTGGGCTTACTACATTTAATACAACAGGTTTTACGCTTGGATCGTCCCCTGATTACAATTGGTCGGGTGGTAGCACCTACGTCTCATGGACATTCAGAGAGCAGCCTAAGTTTTTTGATATTGTGACGTATACAGGCACAGGGGCAGTTCAAAATATTGCACATAATCTTGGTTCAGTCCCGGGCTGTATTATTATTAAAGCGTTTGCAGGAACTAGTAGTGGAACTAGGTATTGGGCTGTTTACCATCGAAGTAATGGAGAGACTAAATACCAAGAATTAAATTCCACAAATTCAGCTTTTACAAATGCAAATTATTGGGACAATACAGCCCCTACGTCTACTCAATTTACTATTGGTTCAGCAGCAGACTTAAATGCTTCTGGCAATACTTTTGTAGCCTACCTATTCGCCCATGACGCAGGGGGCTTTGGCCTGACTGGTACAGACAATGTGATTAGCTGTGGGTCGTTTACTACTGATGGTAGTGGGAATGCAACTGTTAGTCTTGGGTATGAACCTCAGTGGGTTCTGTGGAAACGGTCGGACTCAAGCACTGGAGGAAATTGGCGGATTGTTGATGCGATGCGTGGAATGGCTTATGCGTCACAAGGGGACAACTCTCTGTACCCCAATTTGACCGATATAGAAGATGGGGGGAATGTTCTTAACCCGACAGCTACTGGATTTATTGTGCAAAACGGCACTACTTTTGGTAGTGCAAACTACATCTACATAGCCATCCGCCGTGGCCCGATGAAAGTGCCTACGCTGGGGACGAGTGTGTTTACACCATCAACCCGTGCTGGTACTGGCGCTACAGCAACTACGTCTAATTTATCTTTCCCGCCAGACATGGTTTGGTCAAAAGGGCGTGATAACGGGGGCACAAATAGCGGAGATTTTGACCGCCTCAGAGGTGC